TTGGAAGTATTGCTTTCAAGGACGCGAGAAAAAGCAATGCGGTTGGCTTTGATATGTCAAATGGCTGACGATCCATACTCTAAAGTAATTACAGGCGACATAACTCAATGGGCGATTCAATATATTTATTACTACGATCAAATGATGGTTGAGACTTGTGAAGACAAAGTGGCGGGTTCTGAAATGGAAAGCCGTATCAAACAAGTGCTTAGCTTTATCAGAACGCAAGGTGAGATTGGTATTAGTCGTAGAGATATTGATAGGCGTGAGATATTTAGGTCAATGAAATCGTTTGAAGTTAAAGAGATTATTAATCGTTTAATGAATGCGGGTGAGATTCAAGAAAAGGATGTTCGGGTTAAAGCCACTGGACGGCCTATGAAGAGAATTGTAGCCATTGATCCTAACTTCTTTGATGATTAAACGCGTGCCATTAACTCAGCTATTTCTTGGTCTATTGCACTTCTCTTGGAAACTAAGCCGCCTCGATTAACATTCATTCTAGCAGCTATATCTTCATTCGCAATTGAACCACCTAATAAACTTCTGCTGATAGGAGCTTGGGTAGGTACACTTGCAATTGGCTGTACGTCAGGGATGTTTAAGTTTAGATTAGAAGTTTGTGTATTTTGCAATAAATTTCCACCGCTACTTAAAGGCGCTCTAGGATCAATGCCATCTGTTTCTAAAAATCTTTGTCCTTCTTCATATCCTTCAGATAACTCTCTAACACCTAACTGACTTGCTGCAACTTTAGCTGCTGGAAATGCTATTCCATAAGAATCAATCAAAGAAGGAATTTGTTTAACAAACTCTTTATTAGTGGTTTCTCCAGCTAACCATTTTAAAAAATTAGGTCTACCCATTGCCCAAGCTATAACTCTTAATGGGGTAAAAACTCCTACTGCTTGTAATGGAGCAAATATAAATCTCATCAAAAGTCCTTGTGTCGCTAAAGTACCACCTCCAGCAGCTTTTTCTCCAGCTATTGAAAACTTTAAAGTGTCTTTTGCCTTTAATAAAAGCTTGGCTTGTTCATCTCCAAATGTTTCTTTTAAAACTTCAGAACCATATTTGTCTAAAGATTTAACAAAACCGTTTTCATTAAATAATTTTGTAATGGCATCTTCACCAGGATTAACCACATTGTCTAATATGCCACGCATTGCACTTTGTTGGAATTGTTTAAATTCAACAGATTCTGGACCCAATAATTGTTTTACTCTAGCTATATCTTCAGAGCCAGCAGGTTTAAATATTTTAGCAACAATTTCTTCTGGATCTACTGTGCCTTGTTGTATTCTTTTAAATACTTCTAATTTTTCAATGTCTTGTAAGTTTGTTTGTGCAATTATTTTATCTTTTAAAGCGTCTGCTATTCCTTTAGCAGAATTTTTTTCAGTAATAATTTTTTCAAATTCATCTAACGTACCAACATTTAATAAATTGTCTGTTTCTCTTAATGTTGTTAAAAAATCTTTTTTTGCTCCAGAACCACCAAATAATTCATCAGCAGTTGTACCATAACTGTCAATGGTGTTGGCTAATTTAGTGTAATTCATATTGCCAGTTTTATTAATATTTTTTACAATGTTTCTAATAAATTCTCTTTGCAACATGTTTCTTACTTGTTCTTTACTTTGAAAAACTGTTTCATCAATTTTAATATCAGCTTTAGCTAATATATCTTCTGCACCCTCTTTTAAAAAAGGAAGTCTATCTGGAGCTTGAGAACGTAATACTTTTCCAACTTCATCGTATTGTTTTCTAATACCAGCCGTTTGAAAATCTAAAGTATCTAAATATCTTTTTAATTGCTCCCCATTATTTTTAGTCAAAACTTTAGTTAAAATTTTATCAGTGTCTAAACCACCTGATTGAGCATCTAATAATAATTTTTTAAATACAGGCCTATCAAAAGCTTGTATCCCTCTGGCAAAATAACTGTTAGCAACACCAACAGATTTCATTATATTTTTTACTTTTTTAGAAGTAATTTTATTACCACCACCTTTGTTATATTGTTTGACTGCATATTGACTGCCATCTGATAAATTTTTTATTATGCGATCAATTGAATCTAAAAATTGAGTTCTTTCTAAATCAGAAAGTTTGGCATAATTTACTCCTTCAGCAGATTGTCTTGCTTTACTTGCTAAGTCAGAACGAATAGTTAATAAATCTTCTAATGAAACTAATCTATTTTTGCCGCCCAACATTTTTAAATATTGCAAACTTTTTCTTATTTCATCTGCTTCATCAACTCCTTTACCAACAAGAGTCTCATCTAAATGTTTAGCATAAGCATTAATTGGGGAAGAATCTATCCATTCTAGTTGTTTTGTAAGTGTTCCCTTACCTCCAGGCATTGTTTTTGCTAAGTTTTTTAATTGTGCTTGGCTGAAATCTTTAAAAGCTGGATTATTTTTTAATGCTTCTTCTAGTGGTACTTCAACTTCAAAGAATTTATTAACTTGTTTATATAAATCATCTGAAGTAGTTTTCCAGCTATTGTAAGCTTGCTCAGTAAATTCTCTAATTGCAAAACCAGTATCTGTAGTAGCTGGTTGTCCAAAAGAATCCATATTATTTAATATACTATCAACCGATTGTTTAAGTTTATCTTCTGCTACAGTTAAAGCTTTTTCGGCAGCCATTTGTTGTTTTTCTAGAGCATCTCTAATTGATTTACCTGCAACTACATCGCCACCTGCATCTCCAAAACCTGTGGTTTTAATTTGATCTACATTTTTAGAAAATTCTTCAGTTAAATCATTAGTGGCTCTATAAGTATTTTTTAAAGTTGTTATTAAAGCATCTGTTAAGCCTCTTTTTCTTGACTTAGAGCCACTTATTTCTTCAAGAATAGGTTGTAATCTTCCTGCAATTGGGCTATCTAAGGCTGCAAGCGCAATTGAACCTTTGTAAGTTTTACCTGTTTGTGGATCAAATACACCTCTTGCCAAAGCAGATGCTCTTTTTAAATCCTGTGCGCCTAACTTTCCTCTAATTAACGCATTTTGACCAAAGGCCGATTTCAATAATTTACCGCCTAATCCAAATACAAATTCACCACCCGCCCCTATAGCAAATTCTTGAGCAGCTAACTCTGCTAATTCTGCTGGAGTATTATCTTGTAAGCCACTTACGTACTCTAAAGATTCTTCAGCAGTTTTACCTGCAACAGCGCCAGTACCAGTACCTAAAGATATTTTACCTAAATCTATTAAAGTTTTACTTTTTATGCCTGGAAATTTTGGTTTAATTTTACCTCTAGTTAATATAGAGCCAGCAATTGATCCTACAATTGGACCATAAGTACCTGAAAAGTCAGCAAAATCTCCTGCTGAAAAACCACTTTCATCAATAACAACATTTTTGTTTGAGTTGGGATTTATGCCCATGCGCTCTAATCCAAGTGGTGTTAAGGCTAAATTACCAGAACTATCTATAGTAAAACCATTTGATCCAACAGCTTCTTTTAAAATAGTTTCTTTACCGTGTAAAGTTTCTTGTGCGCCTAACTTTGTTCTTAACCAAAGTGCATCAACCCCTGTATCGTAATCAAAATTAGTATCGTAAGATTTGGCTAATTGATTTGTTTTTGCATCTATAAAGCCTTCATTACCAGATTTGTAATATTCTTTTGCTTTTGATTTAGCTAATTCAAGATTATCAGTTTTTACTTTGATGTACCGACCATTAGGTAATCTAATTTTTTTAGACATTTTTAATCTAAACCTCTATTTCATCGGCACTAATTACTGCATCATCAGGATCAAGACTTTCTTGTTGATTAGAGTTCCCACTGTAAATTTCATCGTAATATTTTAATTCAGGTATTCTATCTCTATATCTAAAATTAATACTATCTAAATCAGCCCTATTAGCAATCATAGAATCATTTATACTTAATCTAACTTTTGAAAGGGAATCTAATGCTTCGCCCTTTCCTGTAAATATATTTTCTAAATTAGCCATTAATTTTGCAATTAAAGCTCTATCTCTGTCAGATATAGTTCTTCCTGATTCCTGTAATATATCTTGTATAATTTGTGCTTCTATATATTTTCCATCGCTTACAGCTTTTGTAGCCACACCAACTATATTATCGCCTACTCCAGTAACTCCTGCAATATCATCTATTAATCTGCTTACAAAACCTCTAGCACCACTAACACTACCTGTTGTAATAGATGTTTCCATTTGGCTTAAAATCCTGTTAAGATTTTTTTGTTTTCCTAAACTTCGAGCAGATTCTTTATATCTAGTGGTTATTTTATCCCAATCTGAATCTTTTAATTCATTTTTTTCTGCCATTTTTTTTATTAATTCACCTTCAGCTAATCTTTCAGCTAATTTTTCTTCACTAATTCTTTTAGCTGCTGCCGTAGCTCCTAACGCAAGACCATCATCTATTGATCCAGTTTTGGCCATTGCAGATCCAATTTCTTGCATCAAAGTATTTGCGTTATATTTTCTTTCTTCAAAAACTCTTTTATTTTCTTCTTTATCAAATATTTCTTCTTTAGTTTTTAATATACCTAAAGTTTGATTTATTAATTCTTTATCTTCTTTTTCTTTTTCTTTTGCTGCTTTTTCAGCATTTAAATCTAATTTTCTTTGCTGTTCGGTTTTTTCATTTTCAGCTAACTTTGCTAATTCACTAGTTATGCTATCTGGCATTAAAGATGTTGATATGCTGTCATCATCTAACATTCCAACTCCAACTCCTAATCCTGTTCCGTAAAGAGCTGTTTGTTTAGGTTTGTAAATGTAAGAACGAGGATCTAATTTGTTACGAGCTTGAAATCCAATTTTTCCTGGAACATTTATGCCTCCCTTACGAACAACTGGATTTGCTGTTCTTGCAGCTCTGCGAGCAGCATCTTGAATTTTTTTTAATTTTCTAGCAATATTTGCAGTTTTAAGAGCAGCAGCTCCACCTATACCTATACCTGTCAATGCAAGTCCAGCCGCAGCATAATCTAATGGATCTTTGTAATCAAAAGCGTAAGTTCTAAAAAGTCCAGGAGCATTTTCTGCATCTTGACCTTCTAAAGTCAATTTAATTTCTGCTTGCAATTCGGCAGCAGTTTTACCTTCTGGACTTATATTTAATTTTTTTACATAAGTTAAAATAGCAGGAGATAAAGAAGTATTAACCTCATTTCCATCTTTAAACATTCTTCTTTTCAATGTATTCATTAACTATAATTTCCAGATGGATCAAAACCTTGTTGACTTGCATATTGATTGTATGCATTTGTGTAAGGATTTTGATTTGGTTGGCCTGTATTTTGCAATGATCCATAAGTACCCAACAAAGTTGATATTCCTGATGCTAAAGGATCTCTTGGCATACCGTATGTTTTATTTACTTGTGTTGAACCACCTTGGAATTGTGGTAACAAACCACCTACATATGATGTTGCCATTGTTGGAGCCATTCTATCTTGCACGCCTTGTTCGTATTGTCTTCCAAGACCTATATCTTTAACACCTCTAGCAAGTCCACCCAAATTAGCTAACTCGTCTCTTTGTCGAGCGCCCAATCCGTATTGAGTAGAACCTAAACCGCCTAATAGTCCACCGTATCCAGAAATATCAGAACCAAGACCTCTAGCTAAC